AATACAACATCTACAACTCTAGATAGAGATACTCAAAAATATAGTTACTTATTTGATGAAGGTACAGGTCGAATTTCATTCTTTAAGTCGTTATCAGGTGAAGGTAGACCAGCAGCAACATCATGGATATTATCTGGAGGAGCAGATTCTGGAGGTACACAAACGTTAAAAATGTCTGAGCTTTCTGCAGCTATTGATACAGGATTTGTAACTAATGATACAATAGCAAATGATAATACTGTTTTCGAGTTGCGTAAGACTGCTTATGCTCCTTCAACTTTGGAGTTGAATGATACCTGGGTTAGTTATGCATCGGCTGTTGATTGTTACTCATTTGAAGTTAATAAAGTAAACGTAATTAATAATCTTAAAAATAATAAATTATTAACATCTACATTTCATAATGTAACAGCTAATAATTATGATGTTGATATACTACCACTTAAAAATCAATTAACTTCAGAAGGTAAAGGTAGTAAAACTAATATCTTTAGTACAACTGAAGATACTGTAACTCATAGAAAATATAATAAGTTATATACTGGTACTAATCAAGAATTGGGTATGAATAACATCTTTGTTGGTTATAAGACAGGTGTTAAAGAAATACAATTTCATCCTGATAAACTAACTTATTTTCATGTACCTTATACAATAACTCCTTATTCAAGATTAAGCATACATGATGCTAAATTAATTGAAGCAGGAGCTATAGCAGGAGATAGACCTGCTGTGAGCGATAAAATATTCATTCATAAAACAGAAAAGTATTATAATGAACTAATGCCACAAACAGACAATACTTGGGCGTGTTCTTGGCTGTCTGGCAATCATAATATTAACGGTACACCAGTTTGGGTTGATAGATATTATAACCCAGGTAGATTAACTAAGACAGTTGCATTAACATCAGACTTAGTACAAGTAGTAGATGATTGGAGTACAGCAGTAGTATATTTAAGCGCGCAAGATTTTACTGTATTTGACGTAAGAAGTAACCTAATGTTTGAGAAAGGTACCGCATATGCTTACCATCATGTAGGTAATAATGATTCGGAAAAAATTATTAATAAGTGTAATTATGCTCTATTAACAGATGGAGTTGAAGATTATATAGATAGTTCAGGAACTAAATTAACTAACACAGATAGTAGGTATCAATTTAATAAAAATGAATATGGTTTAATTAAGCAACCTGTACCAGATCATGAAGGGACGTTTGAACTTAACTTCTGGATGCAGTGTAATGATTGGACAAAACCTTTTGGTAATCAAATATTTGGTAATTTTATAGAGACAGGTTTTGGCGTTTTTAATGAAGAAGTAATTACACCAACTTATCTTATACCTAAAGACACATCAGTTGAAGTTTATAATACTGATTTTGTTAAAATTGCAACACATAATATAGACAAAAATATACAATTATTTAAAAAGAGTCCTTCTACTAAAGGTTATTATATTGTTGATGATCAATGGACTTTATATGAGTATGATCATGACGGTGTTGTAAAAAATAAAGTTGATCTCAGTAGCAACGTTAGCGGTACAACTATTTCTGCTGCTGATATAGATGTAGATGATAATAATGTTTATGTTTGTACAACAAGTGGAGAAGGAGTTACTCTTACTGGAGACTATAACGCAACGACGCAAGCATGTGTTATCAAGTATAATCTAACAAATCAAACCAGTGAAGTTATTAGAGTAAGTGCATATCAAAGCGCAAATGCATCTACAAAAGGTGATGCATTAACAGGGTTTAAAATTGCAGCTCCTAATACATCCTCCCATCCATTATTTGATACTGAACCAATTGTTGTAGCTGCTGGTGTTAAAACAACTGTAAATGGTGTTAGTGCTATTAATAACAGTTTTGTTGTTGACAATGACGGTGATCCGTGGTTTATTGCTAATAACCGTGTATGGACATATGATAGAGATCTAAGTGCGACGGGCAATACTGTTGTCGAGGCTCTTTCATCAGCTTCATCTATAGTAGGTATTAATGTAGATTTAGATAATAATGTCTGGGTAATATATGATCAAAATAAAGTTGCAAAACTTGACAAAAATAGAAATTTATTATTTACTACTTCATTAACAGCTACACCATCAGCCTACAATAGTCGGAATTTAGATTTTGTTTATGAATTTAATAGCAATGGGTATAACAAGTATGTAACAGTATACAATGAAGTTTCTGGTGCAGGTAATATTATTAAAATTAACTCTGATAATGGAGATATTATTGAAGAAATAGATACTACTATTAGTACTGGTAAAACTGGTGGTGTAGATTCTCTATCGGGAGTTAAGTCTTTTAACGGGTTTGAAACTGTAAGAAGATATAATAGAAACGAAGTTAATAAACTTAAGTTTAAATTAGCTGTAGCTGAACAATTTAATACTAAGACATCTACTGCAGCATATACTACTCAAACATTGACCTATACAACCTCTGGTCTGGACAATGATCGTCACAATTTTCATGTTAAGTTTAATGCTGAAACAGGCGAATATAAACTTTATGTAGATAGTTTAGAAACATCTACACTAAGTTTATCAGCAACAAAATATTCTTTTTTACCTGTTTTTGATAGTAATATAGTTGTTGGTGCAACTCCATATTTAAATAATATTCTTTTAGATAATTATACAAAACAACCTACCCATCATAAAATTGGAAATGTAATTCTTACTAACATTAAAGTATATGAAAAAGCATTATCATATTATGAAATAAAATCTCATTACAGACTCTTATCTAATATTGAACCTGTTAACTTTGATATAGCAATAGGTAGTAGAAATTATCTTGACGAGATTGAACGTACATTTAAGTTTAAGATTCCAGGAAGAAAGAGCGAGTATTTAAATCTAGATATTCGTGGAACTCAAGTAACAGATCAAACGTTAAAACAAGATCTTGCTAATATTGTTATAGAAGAAATGGATAGAATATCCCCAATGTATACTAAAATAAATAATGTAAATTGGGATGGTACAACAATTATTACAGATGCATTAACTGGTAGAGAAACTGATAAAACTTCTTACGATACCACGATTGGACCAGACCCTGAAGGGAGTAATTACTAATGAATACTAACTTAACAGATAGAACAGTTGACAGTGCTGCACCAGTTGTACCTGTTTTATCTGGTACTAATATAGATAATCAAGTTGATGCTAATTTTGAATTAGATAGATATATTTCGGATAAGTTAGTGCTTCCTTATGATTATGAAAGTTTAAGGTTAGATTATGACACTTTTATTACTAATGAAACTATAAATCAAAAAATACAATTATTACATAATAATTTTTTGTATTTAAATGCTCAGTCTAAGTTAGCTATTAATGATATGCCCTTAGATGGAGTTTGGGAAGGATCTATAGGGGTTAATAGTTCACCGTATGATTATGAATTTAATAGTCCGCCTACTAACACTAAAGCTCTAACTCAAGCTGAAAATGCTGAGGGTACTAGTTTATCAGGATTTACAGATGCAGCTTTTGTTAGAGATTTAGATAATGAACGCTTTGTTGGTTTTATACCAACTAATAATGGTACAAGACTTTTAGCTTTAGAAGCAGAGTATGGCTCCTCAGCTCCATTTATTACAGGCGGTAGAGATCCTGTTGAGAGATTTTCAGGTACAGGTATAACAACTCTTGAAGACCAAACAGAGCTAGAGTTTACAAATATTGTAGATGTTGAAGCAACTAAAAATGGTAAGTTATTTATATTAGATAATAATTTAGTTCATAAATTAAATGTTGAAAGTGTATTAACTCACTCATCAGCTCTTTCAGGTGTAGGTAGATTTTTAGAGCAGTCAATTGGTGGTACTACAACTTTAACTAACGATAATACTAAATTTAAAAACGCTGTTAAGATTGCTTTAGATAAAAATGATAATGTTTATGTTTTAGATACTTCATTAAGCGGTTATAGAGTTTTTGATAAAAACTTAAACTGGAAGAGTAATAATCTTGTATCAAATAAGTTCAAAGAATTAGGCGGAGATTTATACGTAGATATAAATGTAGATAAAAATACTGATACAATTTATCTTTTATCTCGTGAAGGTAAAATAACTACTTTTGACACATCAGGCAATTTTTTAGATACTACAACTTTTGTAGATAAAATATCCGGTGAAACGTTTAAGACCTTAACATTCTCAGAAATCAATACAAACATTTTTTATGTATTAACAGATAAGTCTCTATATAAAAAGTTTGTATCAAGACCCGATCTTTCTATAGGTACATATAAAACTACTAATATTTTAAATCTACCAGCTGTTTCAGGTACTGAATCTTTTTCATTTTTTGGTACAGTTTCAGGAATCGCAGATAGAGAAACATTATTTTTAGGTTCAGAAACTTTAAATGCTAATTATGCACCGCCTGTGACTAATTCTACAGTAGGTAAGATTTTTATTGAACCGTTTGAAAAGACTAATTATAAAACTCTTATATATGATTTCTATAAAACCCAAACATATGATTTGTCAAGCGTGGAGATTAATATGAACGAATATGTTTCTTCATATATGATTAATAAAGCGTTATATAAGCTTTTCTACAACCATATGATTTTTAATGATCATATTCATTCTAAGTTTACTGGTCAGTATCTGTATAATGGTCAAGTTGAACTTACTAATATATCATATATAGAACATAATCAAACAAATATTTTAAATTTAAGTGCTAATCAAGATTATTTTATAGGTATTAATGAACCATGCATAGCCAGTGTTGTTAATAGATGTATTAAGAAAATATGTGATTTACAACTTGATATATTAGCTAATTTACAGACTAAATTTACAAATAAGTACCCATTGGTAGAACAAACCGTGGAATTGAGCTAAAAAGGATAAATATTTTATATGTCAGATAACGTAAGATTTCATAGTAAGTGGCACGGTAAAAATCATCATACTTTACCGACGCCTGGTTACTATGATTCTGCACGTGATCCTATTGCCGGTCCAGGGCAAGAGTTCATGGGGGACTTTTATCTTAGTGGTGCATTCGTCGCTATTACTACTCCTGAATTGAGCGCTAACTTAGGTGCGAAAGAAATTAATGATATTTTGGGTGTGCGTACCACTATTCAAGATAATAGTGGAACATGGACAACTGGTAGTAAGTGGACGGCACCTGGTGGAAATATTATCCATCTAACCCCTGGTGGTGGTGGTTATAATAAAGTTGGTATAGGCGAAGTTAACCCTGGAGAAGAGTTGACTGTTGCTGGTGATATATCAGCAAATGGAATAGTATTTGCAGGCTTTGGTGCAAATACCCACGGTTTAGAACAAACTAGAGCGAGTAGTAATACGTGGAACTATATTGCATCTAACAGTGCATCTCTTTTGAATAATTTATCAGAAGTCGCGGCTAGTAGTGCTAACTGGAATACTAGTTATTATAGTACCCAAACTGAACTTAAAGCTAATAGCGCTAACTGGAACAGTACATATAATCAAGTACAGGACAGTTCAACTGACCTAAATGTTGATAGTAATACATTAGTTGTTGATAAATCTGTAAACAACGTCGGTATCGGTACAGCAACACCAATACATAAACTTCATGTCGACGCCGGCGGTTCAACTACTGTTGCTATAACTGCTAATGGTACAATACATGCATCAGGTGATATTACAGCTTTTTCTACATCTGACAAACAGTTAAAGAATAATATTATAGTTATATCTGACCCAATTGGTAAAATTCAGTCAATCAATGGCGTTACATTTGAGTGGGCAGAGGGTGCACCTAACCATCTTAAGGGTGCTGATTATGGTGTTATTGCTCAAGAGATAGAAGAAGTTTTACCACTAGCCGTTACGACTCGTGATACAGGTCATAAGGCTGTCAAATATGAAAAAATTATACCGCTACTAATCGAAGCTGTTAAAGATCAACAAAAACAGATTGATGAGTTAAAGGCGAAATTAGAAGAATAATATGTCTCCAAGAAGGCGAAGTAAGGCTCAGAAAAGGGCTCCTCGCAACCATGCAAAGCTCTTCACAGTAACTATCGACGATCCCTATAAAGGTAAAAAGAAAGATAAAGAACGTGTTGTTGTTTATAATTTGTCTTATATAGAAGAAAAGTATAAAGATAAAGAACCTATGGGCACTCTCTCAATTGATGTTAATAAAAAAGTAAATGGTAAACTTTACAACATAGTTAGGTATGCAGATTTAGATACAACTCTTCACCGAAAAGGATATGGTAAATTATTATATCAAACAGCTTTATTTCATCTAG